GCTCTCCGGCGGGTTTGGGGACCTATGGGAAGTATGGAAGAAGGATTTCGGCTATATCATGCAAGGGAACTTGCATAGGAAGGAAGAACCTTGGCCCCGAGCGTTCTACCTCGGAGAGAAGTACGGACGTCCGAAGTTCATCCATACGGAGCGAGCCAAACCTCCCGACTACGGTCCCCGGCGGAAGACCTACCGGACGATCGGACTTCTCGACGAGAGGGGACGGGTCGCGTAATGGAGTTCGTCGATCGGATCATTCTCGGGGACGCGGTAGACGTTATGAGGGAACTTCCCGACGGCTCGATCGATGCTCTCATAACGGACCCCCCACGAATCAATACTTCACTTTACCGCCGGAAGTCCCGAGTATTCCGACAAGTCGGTCTCAAATCTCATCCGGACCCCGAGGATTCGTCCTCTCGAAAGGGTCCACCAAACCCAAAAACCGGTCGAGCTTCTAAGGTGCCTCGTCCGGGTCGTTTGTCCGAGAAACGGAATCGTTCTCGACCCTTTCTCCGGAAGCGGGACGACACTCGTCGCGGCGAAGGAAGAGGGTCGGAGGTTCATCGGTATAGAAAGGGATCCGGGTCACGTTGAAACCGCGAGATCCCGTACGGAGTCGGTCCAACTATCACTCTAAGGGGGTACTTATGCCGAAGTACAAAACGAAGCGAGTCGAAGTCGAAGCGATGAAGGTCCGAGGTCCGATCTCGTTCAAAGACGGAGAGACGACCGTCGAGGTCAAGACCGGGGATTGGCTCGTCGTCTTCGAGGACGGGACCCAAAGGAAGTATACGGACGCGGAGTTCAAAAAGAGCTTCGACCCTCACGGTCGCGGAGCGGCGGAGTATGCCGGTATGCCGAAACCGGACGCGAAGAAGGGGAAGACGAAGGACAAGTAGAACCGCTCTCTTTCCCACAAAGTACGCGGAGAGCGGACGGACCCTCGGGGGACTTGACTCCCTCGGGGGTCCTTTTCTATGCTCGGGTCGAGTTCTATAAGAGAACGAAAGAGAAGGGGGAGACCGTGACGTTCGAACCGGGGAGAGAGAAGACCGGCGGTCGGAAACCGGGAGTCGAAAACAAGGTCACTCGGGAGCAAAAGAAGATCCTACTTGAGTTCTTCGAGTTCTGTAACGAGCCGGACGCGATCAAGAAGTTCCGGGAGTCTTGGAAAGAGGGGATCGAGAAGGACGCTCTCTCGTTCTTCGAGAAGATCGTAATTCCGATCTTGAAGCTCGTCCCGAAGAACGCTCTCGCGGACCTCGTCGGGGAGCTCATCGGAGAGAGGCGGGACGCGGATCGAGAACTAGGGGATCAAGTCGCGAGGATCGGGGAGCAAATCGAAGAACTCCGGAAGAAGGGGGTCCCGAGGGAAGAGATCGAAGAGAGCTTAGGGGGTCGCGATGCTAGGCAAGAGAGCGAGAGATAAGGTTACGGGGTTCGAGGGACTTGTAACGTCGAGACAGGAGTACTTGAACGGGTCCCCTCGGGTTCTCATTACTTCCGACCATCTTTTGAACGGGGGGGTCAATTCGGTATGGTTTGAAGAGGGAAGGGTAGAAGAGGCGAGAGTAGAACCGCGAATCGGGTTCGGACCCGGAGTATCTTCCCCCGATGAAGTCCGGCGATAGGGAAGTTCTCGCGGCATCCGATCCGGCTTACTTCGCGAGGGAGTACGCGGTTACGATGAGATCCGCCGAAGAGGGGGTCTCCGAGGAACGCTTTCCCGTCTACCCCTATTTGATCCCCTTCTTCGCGGCATTTGAGAACCGCGAGAATATCCTTTGGGAGAAGTCCCGTCAAATGATGGGGTCTTGGGCGGTAATGATCGCTTTCCTATGGTCGATCCTCTTCCGCCGGAACCGAACCTTCTCCGTCGTCTCCGAGAAGGAAGAACTCGTAGACGATCGAGCGCATACTCACAACTCGCTCTTGGGGAAGATTCACGTTCTCGCTCGTCACCTTCCGCCGTTTATGACCCGACACCTCTCGATTAAGAGAATGGTAATACACAATGGCGGACCCTTTAACTCGACGATCAAAGGGGAAACCGCGAACCCTAACGCGACTCGATCCGCGTCCCTCTTCGGGTGCCTGTTAGACGAAGCGTCCCATATGGAGTACGGCGAAGAGATTCATACGGCGGCGGTTCGCTCTTGCCCTTGGGGGAGAATCCTTCTCTCGACCCCGAACCCCGAGAAGGACGTAGGAGAGGACGTCTTCTCCCGGCTCCGATGGTCTCCGAACTCCGCCGGATATACGGTCCTTACGACCCATTGGAGAGACCATCCCGAGTATACACAGGAATGGTACGAGCGAGAGTGTGAGCAATTGACCCCCCGTCAAATCGCGGCGGAACTCGATATCAAGTACGGTCGGGATATCTCGGGTCGATGTTTCTACGCTTGGGATCGGAACGACTTCGCGTCGGTCAAGTTCGATCGAGTCCCCGGAGAGAAGGTCTATCGGACTTGGGATTTCGGGGTCGGGACTTGCGCGGTCCTTCTCTCTCACGTTCGGACCGTTCATACGAAAGCGGGGAACGCTCTCTCCCAAATCCGCGTCTTCGATTACGTAGAGGACTCGGGGAAACCGGCTAGGTATTACCGGAACCTCTTCGAAGGTCAAGTATCGAGGTATGAGAAGCATACGCGGGTTTTCGACGAGGGAGACCCCTATATGCTCGATCAAAGGGACTCCAATCTTACCTCTTGGTTTATCAATCTCTCGCAAGCGGACCCGGACGCTCCGTACTCGATCGTCGTCTCTCCGGTCGATTGCGTCGGGGTCTCGATCCCGAACCTCATCGAGAATACTTGTAAGTTTATGAGGACGGTCGAACTCGAAGACGGGACCCGAGAACCGCTTTTGATGGTCTCTTCTCACTTGACAAGGGTTATAGAGTGTGTAGAGAACTACCATTATCCGACGAACCGGAAGGGAGAGGTTATGTCCGATAAGCCGGTAAAGGATCAATACTCTCATATTGCGGACGATCTTCAATATCGAGCTTGGACGGTCTCCCCGATGAAGGATCTTCGCGGAGACGATCTCGGACCCTCGTCGGTCAAGACTTCGGGGGTTCCTTCAATCGTACGAGAACTCGGAGATATAGGGAGCGCGGAGGATGAACTCTTCTAACGACGAGCGGACGATTTCGATCAAGGTTCCCCGGTTCCTCGGACGGTTCTTCCCGAAGACCCCCGAGGTCGATCGCTACGCGGCGGAAGCGGAGGAAGCGGGTCCCCTCATCCGGGGACAAAAGCTCAAAGGATCGGCGGCGATCGAGGGACACTTATTCGACTCCGTCCCGGTTTCCCATCAAAGCGAACTCGTCAAAAAGAAGGGTCTCAAAGTCTTTCGGACGATGAGACGAGAAGACGACGCTTGTAGTACCGGCTCGGGGTTCCTCTCCCTCGCGGTGATTTCTCCGAAATGGGGAGTCCGGACCCAAGGGGCCGACGGGTTAGACGAGAAAGCTCGGGACCTCGTAGACTTCAATCTTCGGACGATGAACGGGACGTTCTCCCAAACGATCCTCTTCGCTCTCCAAGCTCTATACGATGGGTTCTCCGTTTGCGAACCCGTCTACGGGGATCAAATCTCCGAGGGGGACTTCCTCGGGAAACAACCGATCCGAAAGATCGCGTCGAAGGACCCGTACTTTATCGACTTCAAGGTCGATTCCTACGGGGAGATCGAAGAGAAGGGTCTTTGGCAACAAAAGTATAGCGGGGGCGGCTCTTGGACGAAAGAAGACGTCGAAGAGTTCCTTTACCTCGCGTTCAACCCCGAGAACGACGACCCGTACGGATCGAGTCTCCTTCTCCCCGCGTACCCCTCGTACTTTATGAAGAAGCTAACCCTCAAGACTTGGGCGAGGTTTCTCGAACGTCACGGAGTACCGACCGCGATCGGGCGGACCCAAACGATCGAGAAGTCGATGGACTCGACCTACCGGGAGAAGTTCTTAGCGTTCCTCGAACAACTCCGAATGAACCTCTCGACGGTTCTCCCGAAGGAATGGGAGGTCGAACTCGTTCAACCCGATATGAGAGCGAATACTGATACGTTCGAGAAAGCGATCGCGGTCGCGAATCGAGCAATCTTCCGCTCTCTCCTTCTCCCGTCCCGCGTCTTCGAGGGGGGAGAGACGGGGTCGTACTCCCAAACGAAAGACCAGAGTCAAAACCAATTCGCTTGGGTCCTCCGCTTCGTCTCCGATTGGGTTATGGAAGCGTTCAATTCTCAAGTGATACGACCCTTCGTCCTTCACAACTTCGGGACGCGAGTCGCGGTCCCCGAGGTCTATATTCAAGACTACGTCGAGGAAGACCTCCAAGCGAAAGCGACTCTTTTCAAGGTCTTGTCGGATATGGGTCTTCCTTTCTCGCTCTCTCAAATCCGGGGGATCTTCGGAGTAGACGAACCCGTTTCTCCCGAGGACACCTTCGGCGGTACGCGACCGGCTCCCCCGATGCTATCTCCGGAGTTAGGGGAAGCGGAGACGAACGCTCTCGTCCGGGATTATACGGAGATCGTCGGAGATTGGAGTTATGGGAACCTTCTCCCTCGAAAGACCTACTCGTTCCCGTCGGAGGGTAAGGAGACGAACTCTCAAAACGGGGGGTGTAGCGGGGGGCGGAAGAACGACCGTCCCTTGACCCCGATCGAAACGGTCGAGAACTTCGCGGAGCAAACGAGACGGATCGACGACGACGTCGAAGAGTCCTCCGAGAATATCGCGATCCTTCTCGAATCAATCGCGGGGGAAGTCGAAGAGATAGCGGGAAAAGACCTTTCGATACTCCGGCTCGGATAAGGGGTTTCTCCCTTCCTCGGAGATCGAAGATCGCGAACCTCTTCTTCCAAGTATCGCTCGACGGATACGTAACGGGTCTCTTGGAGTCCCGCGAGTCCGCGATCAAACTCGCGACGAAGCTCGAACAATGGGATCAAGTGAAGAAACTCGAACGGATCAAAGAGGTTCGGGTTTCGGCTCCGGTTCTCCGCCGGATCGCGGAACGCTCCGCTTCGAGAGCGGAAGAGTTCCTCGTAAAGGTCGAGGGGGATTGTCGGGAACTCCTTCGGGGGGTCCTACCTCGGAAGGGTATCCCATACCCCGCGAAGGACGTCGCGAAGCGACTCGCGGGAGAGATCCGGAAGTACGTCGAAGAGGTCGAGCCGACGACCTTCGCGACGACGAACCCGAGGACTCGAACCGTCCAAACGAAACGGGGTCCTCGAAAACGGCGTCCGATGAAGGTCCGGGATCGGGCGCAATATGAGCGGTGGAAGAAGACCCGGACCCCGACCGTCCGGTACGTCCGCGAAGAACTCGCGGAGGAAGTCGGGAAGAAGGTCCGTCTTAAGCGACGTTGGCAAATGATCCTCGCGGAGACGGAGTATATCCGGTCGGAGAACGAAGCTCTCGTCGATTGGGCTATGCAATACGACGAAATTACAATGCTCCAATGGACGTCGAAGAGGGACGGGCGGGTTTGTTCGATTTGCAAAGCGTACGACCTTTGGACGGTCCGGAAGAGGGATCCCGTCGTCGCTCTCTACTCTCCCCCGGCTCATCCCGCTTGTCGGTGCAAATGGTTACATATTCCTAAGTTCGCGGCGAAGGAATACGGTCTCAAGCCGACGTACAAGAGAGATTGGCCGATGAACGACAAAGACGACCCGATCGAACTCGCTCCGGGGTACGGGGGACTCCGATAGGAATCCGCTTGACACAAATCCCCGGAGAGCTTATCGGGTCGAGTGAGGTCAAACGATGAACGAACTTCTCTCATCTTGGAAAGCGGTCGCGAACTTCGAGGGTCGAGTATCCTCGGG